AAGGCTTGTGAGGGCAAGGGCGTGGTCTATCGTCCGACAAATCAGGTGGCTGGCTTCAAGGTTGTGCCGCGCAACGTACGTGACGTGGCATCTGCTGGCTTCAAGACGGACAAGGACACACTGGCTGAACGTGAACTCGAACTGTCGGGTCCGGCCCGTGACTTCGCATCAGCATACGTACGCTACAACGCTCTTCGCATGTACTTGGGAACTTTCGTAGAGGGGATGAAAAACAATGTCGATGACCACGGAATTGTACATCCGGAATTTATGCAGTGTGTTACGGCGACGGGCCGTCTTTCGAGTCGTAACCCGAACTTTCAGAATATGCCACGTGGTAATACCTTCGAGATACGCAAGGTTGTCGAGAGCCGCTTTGAGAACGGCAAGATCATTGAGGGCGACTATTCGCAACTCGAATTCAGAGTGGCAGGATTTCTAGCCCACGACGAACAAGCCTACGCTGACGTGAGGGCTGGCACAGACGTACACAACTACACAGCAGGGGTGATAGGCTGTTCACGCCAAGAAGCGAAGGCACACACCTTCAAGCCTCTCTATGGTGGCACTACGGGCACAGAGGCCCAACAACGCTACTACAGAGCCTTCAAGGAGAAGTATGATGGTGTAGCCCTCTGGCACGAAGACCTGCAGCGAGAGGCCGTTGAACGGCGGGTAATCACCCTTCCGTCTGGAAGGCAGTATGCGTTTCCTGATGCGCGGTGGACAAAGTACGGCACGGCTACCCACCGCACAAACATCTGCAACTATCCTGTGCAGGGGTTCGCAACTGCGGACCTGTTGCCCGCTGCTCTCGTCCGACTCGACAAACTATTCATGGAAAACGAATTGCAGTCGGTGATATGCAACACAGTCCACGACTCCATCGTGATCGACTGTCATCCTGATGAAAAGGACATTGTTGTCAGACTGATGCGCGAGGCTATGCTATCCCTGCCTGAAGAGACGATGCGTCGGTACGGCATAGAATACGACATGCCTGTCGAGATTGAGATAAAAATGGGCGATAATTGGCTTGACTTGACTGTAGTCGATTAGTAAGATCAATCTACAACCATTCTAACGTAAAGGAGATCGCGAGATCATGTTAGGGACAGAAATAGTAAATATGATGGATAACGACTTGGACAATATCGTAGCGGCAATGTCGAGTGACAATGTCGAGGATATGATGAAACTTACTGGTCAGGGCGGTGGATCGACTGAAAAGGTCGGACTGCCTCGCCTGAACATCAACTACGATCAGGAGACTGACGACGGTCAAACCCTCGTGCGGGGCGACTGGAAGATGTTCTTAGACGGGCGTTTTATCTACGCCAAAGAAGTAACGCTTCGAGCCTTGCTGCGTACCTACGAGTATTCGATGTGGGACTCTGAAGCTAACGAGGGCAAGGGCGGCTTCTCATGTAAGTCAGTCCAGAAGAACCAGTTGGGTGGAGACTTCCCCGACACACAGGGCGGCAACAAGTGTGGACGCCTCACTCGTGACGAAGAAGAAGCCCTAGATAAGGATGACGTTCGTTATCTAACTTCTCGTGCTGTCGTCTGTAATCAGGTAATCTATGGACGCATCAGCGGATCATTCCGCACGTCCGATGGTACGCCTGTCGAGGTGAGCGAGGAGCCGGTGATTGCCTACTTCAAGCGGTCAGGGTTCAAGCCTATCGCTGACTTCATACAGGGGTTGACGAAGCAGACCAAGCTGATGGCGCAGACAAACATACTGCTGCGTACCAATCGGCAGAAGAAGGGCAGCGTCACGTACTGGACGCCGATGCCTACGTTCGATAGCACTGTTGCTATTACGGACAGCGACAAGGAACTGTTGGGGACTTTCGTAGAGACTGTGAAGGGACACAACGAAAACGTAATGAATGGACACAGGGAAGCATCTAAGCTGATGTCAGACGATAGCGATATCGATCTGGCGGCGGATTTCAAAGATGCTGACGCTGCTTAACATTCAAGACTACATGTCTAAGGCTCTGCGGGGGGAGACTAGCGTTTCCCCCGCAGGCATTTCTGCGTTTGCAGAAGATACTAAGCAGGCTGTTGGACGACAGCTTACTGAAAAGAAACGTGAGTACCGAATACGTATGTCCGGCTTGGGCCGTCCCCTCTGTCAGCAAGTATTAGACAAGAAGGGTATCAAGGAGTCGATGCAGTATAACACACTGTTTCGATTTGTTTTTGGGGACATAACAGAGGCTATCCTGATGCTTGTCATGCGGGAAGCCGGTGTAGATATCGTAGACGCTCAACGTGAGGTCGAATTGACGCTGGGTGACCACACGATCAGGGGCACTCTTGACGTTATTATACGTGACGAGACAGGCACGGAGAAGGTGTGGGATATCAAGTCCGCAAGCGACTGGGCCTTCAAGAACAAGTTCACTGGATTCGGCGGCTATGACTCCCTGAAGAATGATGACCCATTCGGGTACGTCATGCAGGGCTTCCTATATGCTGCAGCTACGGACATGCCCTTTGGGGGCTGGATCGTAGTCAACAAGTCGAGTGGTGAGGTAGCTGTCGTCGAGGCACCTGAGTGGCAAGAAGAGGACCGTGTCAAATACTTGGCAGACGCAGTAGAGCGCGTCAAGTTCTTGACAAACCCTGATGTCAAGGAATTCAAACCCTACCCTGACGAGTTCGAGACGTACCGTCGTAAGGGCGAAACCCTGCGTACAGGAAACAAGGTCTTGTCGAAGGAGTGCAACCTCTGTGGGTTTCGCGAACACTGCTGGCCCAATGCAATCCTACACGCCCGTGTGACTTCGCAGGCTAAGTCCCCACCTCAAGTCTGGTATACCAAGCTAAAAACAAAGGAACTGTAACATGCCCTACCTCTTTGTTAGAGACTACGAGGTAGAACTGATGGAGATGAACAAAGACCTTCATCATGTGTATGTCGAGTCTCATAGGGCTAGTGGTGGTGAGCGTAAGCTTGTTCGTTTGCGCTTGAATGAGCGGGCACTGCCCCTCACCCTGCGTGACAACTACAGCGACTTGGGCGCACTCACATCGGGCACTGAGAAACGAGACATCACAACACTCGAATCTGAACTGCAGAAGATAGGCAGACTCTCACACTCTGGAGTTATTGTATGCGTCCCACTGAATCGTTTGACAAACGAATTGTCTACAATAGAAAGACTTTCCCCAAGAGTGGCAGGATACGTGATACAAAGAATGGGTTCTATAGGAATGCAAATATGAAACGGGGTAATCGTAAGGCTGGGTTCCGATCTAACTTCGAGTTAGGCATAGCGAAAAAACTCAGCAGCAAAAAAATTCCGTACGAATATGAGCAGATGCGACTCACGTACGTACCCAAGCCTCGCACCTACACCCCAGACTTTCACCTTACCAAGCACAACATAATCATTGAGGCGAAGGGCTACTTCGACAAGGGGGACAGGGTCAAGATGCTCTTGATCAAGGAGCAGCATCCTGACTTAGACATTCGTATCGTCTTCTTAAATGCACGTAATAAAATTTACAAGGGCAGTAAAACCACGTATGGTGCGTGGGCCGACAAGAACGGGTTCAAGTGGGCAGAAGGCTCTATACCAGAGGAGTGGCTAAAAGATGACGACGATTGATGAGAGTGACTTCGAGAAGGCATCGCTCATGCCTAACAGATGGTATATGATATTGCGTAAACTCGACGAGGAAAGCTTCGAAGTGGCTGCGTATGATACCACCAATGAAGATGACGAGGAGTTCTACGAGGCTGGGACGATAGTCATCAATGGTATGATGGAACTATTAGAGTCTGACTTTGACAGGGTTATGGAAGCTGGCCTCGCTCGTCTTGCGTTTGACAACGTCAAGGAAAAGTTGCTTAATGAAGCCAACGACGATGATGGTCCGACTATAAAGCACGAGGACGGCACCAACATAGTCAAGATAGACTTTGGAAAGACGCAGTGATGAGACACGAGGAATACATGAGAAAGCAGGCTGTAAAGAATGATAACGTCAATAGTCCGGCACACTACAATCAGGCAGGTATCGAATGCCTTGACGCAATCGCAGCGGCGACGGGTGATGGCTACGAATACTACCTGCAGGGAAACATCATCAAGTACCTCTGGCGATACAGATACAAAAACGGAATCGAAGACCTCAAGAAAGCACAGTTCTACCTGAACAGATTGAT